AATAAATGACCGCATCCTGGCAGTGGTCCACTCTCCACTGTTATAGGGTTTTTCTTTAGCCATCTTCATTTGACCATTATATCAGACAAAACGTCTACATTTGGTAGTTTGATCAGACATTATGTTCAACTCCCGTTAAGTGTAGAGCGGGGTTGACTCAACCTCCACTCTTGTCACTGGTTGCTTGGCAAAGGTTTGTTCGCTCTCACTTAAATTCTGAACCCGTTGCTCATTCGCCGGGATGAAGTAAATCCGACCTCCATTGTCCCACCTCTTATAGTCTAAATTGTCAAAGTGAAACTTAAGCAGGCTGGCAATGTTGGAATGAACCGTTTGATGGCTCAATTCCTTTTTTAATTCCACGCTCTCCCAGTAAATTCTGAGAATGTATACAAACTTCGTGGGTTCGGTTGGCTCATATGATATTGTGATTTTTTGTGCATTCATTTCTTTTTCCTTTTATTTAAAGCTGTTAGTACAAATCGTTCATCACGTTGTAGTAATGGTTAGTGGCCAAGGCTTTTTTTAACGCTTTCGCTTGGGCTTTATCGGTCCATTTTTTAACACCCGTTTGCCCGGTGGTTACATCTATGACCACCGAATAAATAGGGATGTGGTAGGGTAACCCGGTTTGTCGCTGGATGATGTCGGCACCTATTGCTAGCTGCATTGCGTCTTTAGGATAGGTTTTGGTTTTGGGATCGGCACCCTTACAATCGCGGGTTTTAAAATCGAACAGACAAACCTGGCCATCCATCTTCGCAACGAGGTCCATAGTACCTGCAATTTTTAGATCAGGGTCAAATACCATATGCTCCGAGGCAGTGGGATAGGCATCGTTGTCTTCCATCCATTTTAAAAATGGTCGGTAGTATTGTTTGTACTCCGAGTCATAATCATTTCCTCTAATGAGGGCGAGGACGGCGGCCTCTATTTCGGCGTGAACACGAGTACCAAAAATGCTACTCAACACCATCGTTCCGTCCAAATCTCTCCTCATCCCCCAGGACTGCCGCTCGATGACATCGAACGACAGCTCTGGAGTTGATTTGGTGAGTTCGTAGATCTTTTGCATCCGCCAGCGATCCAGAAACGAATTAGGTGCTATACCCAATTTGGTGGTGATCGAAACAGCCAGGTTGCCCTTTGCCTTCCGCATTTTACCAATGGTATCAACCTCTTTTAGGAGTTTGATCTTGTCGTCCTGGAGCTGGTAGATGTGCATATCTAGAATGGAGTCTCTTCGTCGGCAGTAGCCGCTGGAGCCGCTGGCGCTTCTGCTCCCGATGGATTTGAGGTGATTCGCTCTGCCACCGTATAGATGGAGCGAGCCAACGCCTCAAGTTTGGTGTCAAACTCCTCACCTGAGAGCTTACCCCCTCTCAGGAGGTTACAAGCGTTGTTGATGGACATGCCTACACGCATCCCTATCTCACGATCGCCATGAGCGACACGGCTGACATTAGCTGCCGGGGTAGCCGTAGGAATGACGCCCTCCGGTTTATCAAAGCCGCCCTTCGGTAGCCCACTCTTCGTGCGGTTGCCGTTATCCTTAAAAATAACAGGCGTTCCCTCTCTCCACCAGGGATCTTCTGAGGCTCCGTTTGCCATGATAGTACTGCCGTCAGACAGGTTGACGACGTAGGGGAACATCTGTTTCCCTGATTGATTTTCCCAGGGGTCACCCAGGCGTTTGCGTGATATTACTGTGATCATAATTAAAATGGGAGATCCACTCCCAGGTTTGGTTTAGGTTCTAGTGAAAAGGTTCGACGTTGCGTGTCAAACCATAAATCGCGATATATTGTGACACCATTCGCACGTTGTTTAGGGACGTACATTCGGCCATCAGGCATCTCATCTGTCACATCCTCTCCGGCCTCTACGGCCTTTTCTTTGGCCTTGTTCCGCCAGATCATGACGGCTGCATGGGCTGCCGCACCGATACCCTGGCCACCCAAGACATCCTCAAGTTCCGGCACTTGTCCAGACCCAGCCTTTTTCGCATCAGCATGGCAGACGAGTAATACGGTGACATCATTATCGATGGCAAACTTAGCTGCATCCTTGGCAATGCGTTCTTGGCCACTCCAATCATCTTTGGCTGCGATGTGCATGAGTGCATCGATGACGAACAAATCAACGCCGTATCGACGATGTGCATACAGAAAGTCTTGGTGCAAACTCTCCCAACTATTTGTTCCGCCCTCTACGCCTTCGATGAACCACAATCGATCCTGAAACTGTGTAATATCAGATTGGATACTATCCTCCTTTGGCATATGCCCATTATGCATCCATAACATATTGAATAGCATAGATTTGCTAGGTATCTCAAAAGAAGCAATGCAGGCACGTCGATCATTGTTGATCATCTCATGCATACAGCTCTGGTAAAGCCACTGACTTTTACCGTGTCCTGGATATCCACCTACAATGGTAAGCTCGCCTTTCCGAAACCTGTATTTGAGTTCTGGAAACAGGAATGGATTGTGTTCGTTCTCTTGTTGATACCGACCAATCTCCTCGGAGAGTTCGGCAGCCATGCCGTCAACTGGTTTGAGAGTTTTGGGATCATACGATTCGGCGTTCTCGTATAGAGTACCAAGGCCACCCCCGGCGATCAGCAAATCATTGAGGTCATTGTGGGGAGCTGGAACACGTAGTCGTTTGCATCGGGTGATACCCAGACGCTTGGCCACTTCATTTGCAGCCTTCTCCCCGGCTTCATCATTATCGAAACAAAGGTAGATGGTCTCAAAGCGTTCCAACGCTTCGTAGTCGTTTTCAATCCAACCGAGGTTGGAGCATCCGCTAGGTATAGATAGAGCTGGCATGTCGGCACCCATGTCGTCCAGTGACATAGCATCGATTTCGCCCTCACATATTGTGATTTGGTCAGATGTATCATCAACAGTGGGCCACCCCCACAGAGTGGCATAGGCAGCGGTAGACCAAATATCTTTCCGACCTTTGTCACACTTATCGATGCCCACACTTTTCAGCATCACATAGTCACCATCCGGGGAAACAAATTTGAATGCGTAGAAATCTGTGTTGTAGCTACTATTGCGACTATGGCTCCTCACCCCGTATTTGCGGAGCGTGTTAGTAGATAGGCCACGTTTTTTTGTCAGGTATTCCATCGCCCATGATCCGGTCAAGGGCTTCATCTGCACACTCGGCGGCTCAGGTTTGGGTGCAGAGGCCACTGTTTGCACGTCAGTGATGCCCAACAATGCCTTTATCTCTGCCTGGGTTTCGTGGTAGTTGCCTACCTGCCGCATCACCAATTTGAGGATGTTGGTAGACTCACCAGTCGATTTATCTTTGGCGAGGTAGACACCGCCCCTACCAGGATACACTCCGGTGGATTGGCCTTCGCTTCCATCCAAATCGCCCATTGCGTAGCTAGATCCACGACGCTTGGCGTTCGGGAAATAGGTCTTCATCACAACATCGATGTGCTGCGAGAGATGCTTGTTTAGATCATCGGGTGTCATAATAATTTCCCCTCATCCGACACCCTGTATCCAACACCACGGGGATACTCATCCAGGTCAAATTTTTTAATCCACTCCCGCAGCTTCTCCGCATGTTTGGGTAAAAATTCAACCTCCTGGTCCTGGTCCTCCCTAACCATTGCAGGTTTCCGGGCATCACGAGCAAATTGCTCCTTCTCTCGCGCCACCGCCACATCGAAATAGTAGGTGCGTACCATCCCTCTTTCGGCGAGGAGTTTCCAGCCACCCTCGGTGAAGGCGTCGCAATGCTCCCAATTGGGCCAGAGCATGACACCGCTCTCGATGTAACTCTCCACTATGAGTGTACGGCCACTACGGCCACGCACTTCGAGCTTCCAATCCTCTGGATCAGATGCTGTTTTTTTTAGTCTCACCACCTGACCTGCTATGAGCTGGCCCTTGTGAGTGAGGGTTAGGTATGTGCCTATATCCATTGTTTTATTTCCACTTTAGTTTTGAGAGCTTCATAACTCTCACGATATTCTTTGTCGGTTTCCATCCGATCGGGATGTTTTGCCAGATAATAGGTGATGCTTTCGCGAGATCGATGCACAGCAGTGGCACAATGACTTACACTCACCCACATTTCAATGTGTAAAATGCAGCAGAACAACGCCCTCACTGAGGCCAATGGTTCATGACGGTTCTTCGATATCAGGTCTTCCTGGCTCGCTCCGAACAGACCTTCGGTGGCCATGAATGCCTCATATATGGCTGGGTGGGGTTTATTTACTATGTACATCTTGCCAATAATAACTATCTAGTTTTTCGGGAGATACTAAGCCCGGTCGTCGGTCAAAATTCCCATTCTCCATCAATTGTGCATGAGTGCAGCACACTTGCAATGGTTTATCTGTCGTTTCTATCAAAGATCCATGATTCCAACGCGATGTCTGGGGTAAGGTGATTTTTCGCAGAAACTCCTCACGATCCCTGATTGGGTCGAATAGGTGGTTGAGCGTAGGTTTGCCCGGCATATTGATGCCATGTATTCTATGCATCCCATCCCTCCTCTAATCCATTTTTGGTGGATTCCTTAACGTGGGCTATTAGGCCGCTCTCGTTCTCATCGATTGAACGGAGACACGAATGTCGTAGCTCCACCAGTAATGGCCTCAGCGGCTCTACAGCAGCCTCCAGGGCATCCTGAGACATACCCTCTGGTACATCTATGTGATTGATGGATTCCTCCAGCATGGCGATGCCCACCATGACGGCATTGCGGATGTAAAGGTCGGATAGATTTGCGTCTACAAACTCACTCATTTGAAGCTCCCCCCTAAGGCGGCGAACAACTCGTCCACCTGTTCGGGTGTTGGAGTGTTGTTTAGACGTTCCATTTCCTCCATGTAGAGGTGGTCCATCTTCGATGGCGCGTCCATCTTGACACCCTGGTGGTGATAGGATGGAGGGTTTATAAAAAAGCTTACGCCGAGGGCGGGCTGAACGGCGGAGCCGACGGAGTCAGACACCTCTGACGATAAACCATTATCATTATCTCTGTTAGTCATATTAGTTACTATTGTTCCTTAGTTATATGTTATCTATGTTATATGTGACACTATAGTGTCATTAGCCTGATACTATAGTATCAGGCGCGTACCTTTTTGAGAGGCGCATCTTCCGTGTATGGTTGCGTCCCATTTTCTGGATGATGCCTCGTTTTACAAGTCGGGATATCAATCTCTGCACGTAATGTTCGGAGACACCTATGTCCTCCGCGATGCGCAGATTGGAAGCGAAACAGCCATCCGGCCACCCACCGATATACCCGGCGAGTAGTGCCTCGGCTGGACCGAGGGTTCCTTTGAGCAGAGTGACTGGAACCCAGATACCCCTCATCCAAACAACTCCTGTTCAATTCGATCCTCCTGTTTTTTGATCCACTTATCATCCAGCACATCGAACGGGATGGATGTTCCGGCTAGGGATACACCGACGATGTCAATGTATAGATTGCCATCATCGTAAATGCCCTCCTCTAGTTTAAATGTCCATTCGCCCCACGGGCTGAACCACTCATCTTCATCTTTATCTTGGTATGTCATCACCACCACACTAAGCACACTCCACTACCTGTCAAACTTTTCTCAGGACATTTGTTGCCTTACAGTAAAGCACTCGCACTCCGAGTGTTAAGCACACTCCCCTAATGGCCCCTGGCCCGCCCGCCCGATTTTTGAGCCAAAAACGACCACAGAATTGACTAGGTATTTCTACCACCGGTCGCATAGGTATTTTTACCTACATACCTACTTACCCCCAAAAATTACCTAGACCCATCCGTAAAACTACTGGTTTACCGTACACAAAAATAATTGAAAATAGTTTGGAAAATGCACAAAAAACGAGCGAGAATTTAGGCTATGATTAAAACTGAAATACAAAGCAAAAACACGCACGGCGAATACGTCGTGCGGCTAATAGTAGACGGAATCCACCAGAAGGAAGCCGACTACCACACCGACGACCGCAACGACGCCGCGCTTACCGCCGCCGCCATGCGCGAAAGAGAAGAAGACACTCAGCCGGAAGCGGTAGAGATCAAAACCTCATCCAGCGAAGTGACCGGAAACGGATGGCTTGACGGACTTGCCGAAGGCGAAAAGCGCATTCGATGGAATGCCTGGATTGACGGCGAATACCCGAACGGAATAAAAGGTTCGCCCCTAGGTAGAGGCTGGAGTGAGGAAGAAGCACGCCGAGACCTAGTCATTCGAGTGATGCGCGAAGACAGAATCCGCTTGGAACTTTACCAGAAACAACTCCACGTCTTTCGCAACGACGCCGAGATGCTCAAAAGAGAAGAAAACACTCAGCCGGAAACAATCGCCGAACAATTCGCATCCTCCGGCGAGCCTCTTGCCGATAACGAGGGATAAAAAAACCCAAAAAAACCAATTAAAACCAATGACCAAAAAAACAATACACCAAGCACTCATCCACCGCGATGGATTGACCATGACGGAAGCAAAAGAACGAACCAACGAAGCTATCGCGGAAATCGAGCAAGTGCTTGCCAACGGCGGAACGCTTTTCCAAGTGGAGGAAATCATGCAGGAGGAATTAGGATTAGAACCCGACTACCTTGACGCCATACTTTGCGACCTAATCTAGACCCAAAAAAAACAATGATGATACACCACAAAACACTAATCAGCGATCCCGGCCACGCATGGCTGGCGATCGACCACGCCGAGCTTGACGAGTTGGGAATCACCCAGCTGATCAGCTCGTACAGCTACGAGTTGAAGACCGACAACCAACACCTCGTGCTATTAGAAGAAGATTGCGACATGGCGACCTATTTGCGCCACAAATTCGACGACCCAGATATGTGGAGAGTGTTTGCCAGGGAATGCGAAGAAGCCTTCGATGAGTTCGATTTCGTGCGAAGCTTGCCGCGATACGCCCAGAAAAGGCAATGTAAGGAGGTGACGAGATGAGACGCCTTTCCGAAACATCAGACCGGGCCATATCGGCCCGGCTCCGCTCTTGGCTTCGAGTTGCCACGGATCGCCAACGGGCCGAAGGCCTGGCGTGGTACCCGATGGCGCAGGAGATCGCCGCCAACATCGCCGCCCGAGTCGGGATCAGTCGCCACGCCGCCGCCTCAACCATAGCAGCCCTCAGCCCCCGGAACCGATGGCTTCGAAACCTAGATGACGCCGAAAACCTCGCCGCCGCCTGGGCCACCGGAGAACCCCAGGAGAGCGTGACGGTTTGCACGCCGCACGCCAACCGCCGAAAGGCCTGGGCCGCTCTAAACGGCGTACCGATCAGCGACAAAGCCGCCAAGACCCATGCCTTTTCGCTCAACATTAGCCGACTTGACCCGGGCCGAGTGACGATTGACGTCTGGGCCATGCGATCGGCACTCGTACCGCCGAGCGAGCTTGCCCGACTACCCGAGCCGCCAGACTGCCAGGAGTCGCCAACCGCCTGCCAATATCGCCGCCTCGAAAGATTGCACCTGGAAACAGCCCAGCAAGAAGGGTTTGAAGGGTTCGAGCTTCAAGCGATTGTTTGGATCGCCGTCCGGGAGGCGTGGAAATGAGACGACCACCGGAGGAGGAATGCGAAGCCGCTTTGATCGTCGGACTTTGCCTTCTCGCCGCGCCGATCCTCTTCTTGATCCTGCTGTTGACCGGGAACTAGCAGCCCCGAACCACAGCCGACCCTTGACCGGGTCGGCTTTTTTCGTGTCCCCACCTTCGGGCCGGAAATCATCCCCTACCCCAAAGCGAAACCGAACCCCCACGCGAGGCGACCGCATGCCGCCGCGACTACCTAGCGACCGCCCGGCACTACCTAGACCGACCGCAGCCGAAATTTCCCGCCGCTTCGCGTCGGTTTATTAGCAGCGATCGTTCCACGATCAGCCACGTAGGGATCTTGCAGCAACCAGGCACCGTATCCCGACGTCAACCGTCACGATCAAATCAACGGTGGGGGGGGGGCTACTCCCGCAAGCACAGTCCCTTACTACTCATCAACTGCCCTTAAAAAAATTATTGACTTCATGACCCCCATTTAGTACCCTGCCAAAGTGGGGGAAGATAAGGCAGCACTAAAGCACGAGTTACTAGCATCCATTGAAGACGAACTCCGTCGCGCAGATGCTGCCGCTCCTCCACACTCTAAACTCCTTGAGCGGTACAACCCGGAGAAAGCAGCTCGCATTCTTTTCCTCCACTCCCAGGGGAAGTCTCAAACCTGTTTGACTACAAAGTATGGGTTTGATCGGGAAACCATTATCCGTATCATTACCACTTATGCTGACCATCTAGGTCAATGGCGTGAACTCGGTGGCAAGCTAGCTTCCTATGCCTATTTAAACATAACTAGTTTGGAGGAGGACATGATCGAGAGTGTGCGTGACAGTATGGAGAGTGGTGATCTAAAACCCACCTTCAAAGACATCAAGGACATCTCCATCGCTAAGGCCAATAGTAGCCGGGAGGCTATGGTAGCCCGTGGCGAAGCGACTAGTATCAGTCGGGAAGAAAAGGTGTGGACAGACGACGACTACAAAAAGCTCATGGAGCAGGCTCGAACTGAGATGGCAGAGAAAACAATAGAAGTGGACATTGTTGATGAAATTATTTAAACCCAAAAGACCATCTTACAACGACATCAAGAAGTACGAAGGCGCTTTTTATGGGGGTAATACAGATTCGATTCAGGAGAATACTTCTGAAGACGTGGGTGCAACTCCCACTTCCTCCACCATAGAAAAACAGCCATTTTCAGCACCGCCAATCAGGCATGGAATACGTAAGATTATAGAGTGATATGTAGTAATGAATATTATAAAAGGAAATAAAGTGGTCATCAAAACTCGATACGCCAACAACCGTAGGGCCAGGACAAACTACCCTTATCAGCCAGAGGAGATTAAAAAGATGCAAACTGAACCCATGACAGTGATGGATGTGTCAACGGCCCCTGATAGTGTCTACATCGACTGTAAGACGTATTTAGGTAGGCCGATGATCCAAAAGCACGGTCATATGTGGTTTCTGGAGTCGGACTTAAACATAGTCAGCAATTGAGGTGTAACATAGTACCCGCATTAGAAAACTTAAACCATCCCAAGTATGACCCTGTAAGGCATGGTATAAGAAAGATCATTGAGTGATATGAATAGAAACCTAGCCTTGGTCGAAAAGTCTTTGGACACAATTTCTCCTGGTTGGCAAGCCGTGCTGGTTGCCACCGTTACGGAAGAGGGATTTGAATATGATGTGTTTAACAAGGTAGAGGAAGATCACGCTCAAGAAAACCTTGCTGTGCTACTGGCTCTTGTTGCGAAGAAGTCTCAACAAGAGCTAAGTGGAATGAATTGGTCGAATGATTAGCTTTACAGAACATCCCTTCTTAGAGGCTCCAGAAGCCCAAGAAATAGTTTGGTTGTACGAGAACAACCTTCCACTCCTAAAAAAGCTCCACAAGGCCCATGAGGGCCGCATAGAGGCTAGCGTTAGCGATCCTATAAGACATGGCTTTGATTTGCCGGGCTGGGAACGCATCCGCGAAGGGTTAAGCACCCACAACGAGTGTTTGGCTCTTGGGGGTAACCGATCGGGCAAGACCACTGGGTTTGCAAAGATAGTGATGGAGTCCGTCACTGGGAGTATGGATGGTCATGTTGTATGCTTTAGCCAGAATGAGGACACCTCCATTAAGGTGCAACAAGCTGCCATATGGGAGATGATGCCCAAGGAGATGAAGAAGAAGACCAAGACCATTGATGGTTACATCAACTTCTCCATGCAGAATGGGTTCACTGGTAAGAGCTTCATCTTTCCGGACACCCGTACCAGGGTAGATTTTAAGACATACACTCAGTACAGCAACAATCAAACCATCCTTGAAGGCTTTGAATATGGATTTCCGCACCCTGAAGGGATCAACATTGGTGCATGGTTGGATGAATATTTGGGTGATTCGGCGTTGGTGAACACTCTTAGATTTCGTTTAGCTACCAGGGATGCGGTGATGGGTGTAGGGTTTACCCCCATAGATGGTTACACTCCTTTCATTTCTGACTACCTGAAGAATGCCCAAACCCTAGAAACCAGGAAAGCAACATTACTGGAGGATCGGGAAGTCCCTGTGCGTCAATACAGCCCCTCTAGGGATGCATCAGTGGTGTATTTGCACTCTGACGAAAACCCGTTTGGTGGGTACACTCGTATAGCCAAAGACCTTCGTGGAAGGCCAAATGAAGAGATACTGGTTCGTGCTTACGGAGTACCCGTAAAGAGCATGACATCTCTCCTTCCATTATTCAACACTGAGGTAAATGTGTTGAGTGACACTAAGGAGAATAGGTATGGGATGAAATTTCCGGACGTTTCCAATAAGTCGATGTACACCACCTACCAGGTAGTTGACCCTGCTGGCGCTAAAAACTATGTCTCGATATGGGCTGCGGTGGATGAGAGGGACAATGTTTACATCTGCCGCGATTGGCCTGATTGGGACACTTATGGCGAGTGGGCGGAGTTTGGTGACCCTAAGTGGAAATTTGGCCCCGCTTCAAAAAAGGTGGGGTTGGGCGTAAAGGGATATGTCGATTTATTTAAACAAATTGAACATGACATGGGGATAGAGGTTTTTGAGCGTATAGGTGATAGTCGCTTTTTCGCTCAACAGAATGAGAACAACGAAGACTTGTTTATGTCATTCGAGGAACACGATTTCATATTCGTTCCGTCCGATGGTCGGATGGAAGAGGTGGGGTTGTCTGCATTGGATGAATGGTTCAATTATAACCCGAATGAGCCGATTGATGTGGCTAATCGGCCCAGATGTTACATTCACGAGAGCTGTCGTAATCTAATTGATAGCCTCATCAACTACAACTCAAAGGGAAAAATGGACGAACCCTTAAAGGATTTCTTTGATGCTATACGCTATTTGCGAATGGCGAATGGAGGAGAAGGTCCTGTCCACGTAAAAGCCCTTGACCTAGCGGTCACTCGTAGGGGTTCAGGAGGATATTAAATGAAAATCAGAATAAGCGAACTAGCGCGCAACGAAGATTGCGAATGGGAACACCTACTATCTTTGGCTAAAGAAAAGCTGGCCCCAGATATGATTACTGGTAAGGGTAAGGCCACTTGGATAAACGAAGTGGGGCAGGAAATATTGCTTGAAGCGATAGATGTGCCGGAGGCCATTCCCGTGCATTATAATGCTCAAGTCATTAAGGTGGCTCCAAATAAAAAATATGTTTACGCATACATTAGGGATTTGAAGATCAAGGTGGCAGTGTTGGTCCCCAAGAAGCTCTCTCAAAGGCTTGTTGGTAAATCTATTCTGATAGAATCTATCGAAGATACAAATGGAATTTCTTACCGATATAGAAGAACGTAGCCTAGATGAGATGGTAAACAACCATCATTGGCAGGCGGATCAAATCGATCGTCTTCTCGGATGGGAGGTTTTTCGGGCCTTTTCAACGGGTAATTGGAGTGTTGCTATGGAATCAACCGATTTTTGTGATAGAATAGGGCTAAACAAGAACTATCCAAATGTTGTAGTGGATCGAGTTCGCAGGAAGATGACACGGGATCAAGATGGATAATCAAGACTATTCTAGGGCAATAACCTATCTGGAGAAGGAACCAGATATAGATGTGCTACGCCAGGCGTACCAAAGCACTACCAATGAACTTGAGTCATACTATGACGTATGCCGCACTTCCTATGACGATAGGCGCAATTGGTGGCCTGGAAAAAGTCGCGATTTGAGAAAGCATGGCGCAGACGCATTCCCCTGGGAGGGTGCCTCGGATCTGGAGAGTCATGTCATCGATGAGCGTGTTACCCGGTTAGTATCTTTGTTCATGTCTGCCCTCAATCGGGCAAACATCCAAGCATTCCCCGTAGAGGTGGCTGATGTAGCAAGGTCTAAAGTGGTTACCAACTTCTTGAAGTGGATGACCACGTCGGGTTACATAAGTCGGTTCAAGCGTGAAGCCGAACTCGCCGCCAACTACTTCTTGGAGCGTGGAATCATGATTACATATTGTGGTTGGATAATGGAAGATCGCACGTTTAAACAGCAATTTGACCTCCAACGCATCGCTTCCGCCGATCCCAATTTGGCTCAGATGATATTGGCCGGAGACCAAGATGAAGATGTGGTCGTTCAGATGCAGTCGGTTATAAAGGTGAGCAAGTCCAACGCCCAGAAGGCCCTAAAAGATTTGCGTAAATACGGAGTGGCCGAAGTGGTTACCGTCCGTAGGCAGGTCAATGCCCCAGACGTAAAGACCCTCGCGCCTGACGGCGATTTTATTTTTCCAGCATATGTCACCGATCCGCAACGCGCGCCATATTGTTTTTGGCGTACACACTACACTGCCCAAGAGTTGCAGAACAAGGTGAGTACCGATGGCTGGGATGAAAATTTCGTGGAACACGTAATCTCTAAGTATTCTGGCGTAAATATAGATTCCTTGGAGAGGGAGCAGGAGGGAAGGCGAAGCATGTCACTCACTGACAATGCTTATGAAGCCGAGGAACTAGTAGAAATCATACACGGTTACCAGAGGCTAATTGACTCGGATGACGGGTCTGAAGGCATCTATGAGACCGTGTTTCACGAATCTTTTTCAGGAGACAAGGGATTGGACATTCCGGGCTACGCCAAGTTTGAGTTGCTTAACGGATATGAAGATTATCCCGTTGTGGTCACTCGCTTTAGCGAAGACAATAAGCGTCTGTACGATGCCACTACGGTGCCGGGCTTGCTTCGAGGAATACAGAACCAAGTAAAGGTGGAACGCGATAGTCGCATCGACTCTAATAGCCTATCCACCCTACCTGCTATTACGCACCCGAAGGGGCGTAAGCCAGAGGAAATTGGTCCAGGTAGATTCCTTCCGGAGGTTCGCCCTGGAGAAATTAGTTTTATGAAGGGACCGGGATTCAACCCTGGCTCCATAGAGATGGAGAACAACCTTCAGGGTCAAGCCGATCGCATGGTGGGATTGGATGAAGAGTCTCCTCTGTCAGGAATCCGCCGGCAGTTTTTGGTAGACAAGTATCTCCAGCACATGGCTGAGGTGATATCATTATGCTACCGAAATTTCCAACGATTTGGTCCAGATAGCATTTTCTTTAATGTTACCGGAGTGCCAGATCCCCAGATGTTTAACAAGGGAAATCCTGATGAAAACTTCGATGTCACTATAAGCTTCGATGTTCTCAACGCAAATGGAGAAAAGCAGGAGGCCAAGATAAACCAACTACTCTCACTGGTGCAGATGGATAGAAACGGGCGTATCGATATGGATAAGCTAATATCCGTCATAGCTTCCTCTATTGATCCAGTTTTGGCCGATGGCGTTATGATGCCACTTGAATCGGCTAATGATCAAATGTTAAAAAATGTCACAGATGACCTATCTAAAATTTATGCAGGAATCGAAATGGCTGCGAGGCCGAATGGTTCTCAAGCAGCTCTTCAGCTTATTCAACAATATGTCAACCAACCAGATATTAAAAATCGCTTACAACAAGATGAAGCCTTTGCGGCTCGTATTCAAAAGTATGCTGGCCAGTATCAGTTCGCTGTACAGCAAGCTGAAAACGCGCAAATAGGCCGCATAGGTACTGCCCCAGCCCAAATGGGTGAAGTGAAGACCCAAGGGATGCAGAAGTAATGCCTGACAATAAAAGCCCATCGGAGTTCGCTGACGAACGAGCCTTAAATACCCGATTAGATTCTATCTTGAGATCTATGGACGGCAAAAAGGTTTTTCCTACAAATCATCCTACGGTTGGAGAATCAAACGTAATTACAACTACTGTTTCTTTTGATGGGAAGCATTTTGTCCTTCCGTCTATGGTTGGCGGCAAAAACTTAATGGATGGCAACGAATTTATTAACGTAGCCAGAAAAAAGGGTTTAAAGAATTATCCTGCATTTGATGATCCTAAAATTGCTAGTGCTGTTAGTAAGCTTATGCACGGCGGCGTTCTTGAGGATGGAACATTCTCCTACGAACTTGCTAAGAAAAAACTTTAATATGCCAGACAATAAAAGCCCATCTGAATACGGTGCAAGTCGGGAACGCTACCTTGACTTGAACGAATTGGCTAAGTCCGTCAGAAAATACTTTGGAAAAAACCCAGTGGTAGAAGCTGCCTTGTATGGAAATTCTTCGGTGGAAACCGGAGGTACTTATAAATATGACCAGAAACAGCGAGGCGGTAATGGATATGGTGTGTTCCAGTTTGATTTTCATCGTAAATATTACAGAAAATTTTTAAAAAAAGAAGGCTTGGAAGACAACACCGACTCTCAAGTGAAGTATGTTTACGAGAACATATACGGCGATCAGCAGAATGTACTTGGTGCAGGGAATGCAAAAAAAGTTAGAGAAGCATTCAAATCCAAAGATCCCGAATATGTGAGCGATCAATTCATGGAAGTGTTTCTCCGGCCAGGAAAGCCTCATCGCGATCGCCGGGTAAACGCTACCAATAAATATTACAAACAACTCAGTGAAACATACAATGAGTCCGGAAGATGATATAAGAACATTGTCGCAATATGAGCATTTCGCTCGCTTCATCAATGTAATCAAACAACGTAGAGAATCGTCCATAGGTCGGCTACGCAACTCATCTCCAGAAGAGGTGATGCAAGTCTCTGGAGAGATTTGCGCATACGACGACATCCTACAGGATGCAGACTACGAGGTTTTGCTGAAAAAGTGGCAAGAACATGTGGATTAGAATGTTTCCTGTGATATAATTCGCCTTCGCCATCGCTAGGCGTAATAGCGGGAACAGCATATACACATGAGTGAAGTTATCGAGGCGGTCGCTGATGCCTCTCAAAACACAGCGGAAAATAGCAATATATCTGCGTCTGAGTTCGAGCTTAGACGTGCCAGACAGATGGAGGAGTCAATTCCTTCGGAGTCTGAACCAGAGGCCGAAGATGCGTCTATTTCAGAAAACATTGAGACTGAGTCCCAATCTAATGAAGAAGAGGTTTCCGAGGGTAATGAAGATGTTCTTTCAAATATCGACTTAGAAAATCTTTCTGAGGAGCAAATTAAACACCTTTCTGAGGCTCTTTCTAGCCGAGCTGTTGGCCGTTTTGGCAAACTTACAGCTAGGGCTAAAGCCGCCGAGGAGAAGGCTCAAACACTTGAGCAAAGTTTAAAGTCTCAACAGGAACAGCAAGTTCTATCATCAACTTCTGAAATCGAGAACAATCCCTACCAAGATCTGAAGAGTGTTCAAAACATCCAAGACAAAGCCAAGGAGATCAATGATGTGATCGAATGGGCTGAGGATGTTTTATTTGAATCCGCTGATTATGGACCCGAAGATGAGGTCACAGAATCAAACGGACAATCAATGACAAAACTTCAGGTCCGTGAAGCGCTGAAACAAGCCAGGAAATCTCGTGATAAATACCTACCGGACCAGTTCCGAAAGGTAAAGAACGTTGAAGATGCTACCAAGTTGCGTCAGCAATATGGTCAGAAAGCAATCAAGGAGTTTAAGTGGCTAGGTGATAAGAAAAGCGAACAGACAAAACAGTTTGTACAGCTTGCCAGCCAACCCGCACTTCAGAAGGCTTACGAACAAAACCCTGATCTCAGTTGGCAATTACCATATCTATTAGCCCATTCGGTAAATAGTATGTTTGGTGAACAAGGAACCTCATCGGCTAAAACAAATGCCGGGGAAGCCTTTAAGCCATCGCCGCCAAAGAGTCCATCGTTGGGTGGAGCTAAGTCCGATAAATCAGAAAGCAACTCTTCAAAAGCCCTAAAGGATCTTTCGTCTAGGTTTAGAGAGTCTGGAAACAAAGATGACTTCCAGAAAATGAGAGAAGCGCGGTGGTCGCGCCATCTCACCTAACCTGAATACTTACAATGTCACTATCAGATACATACAATACAACTAATCCAGGTTCGGCTGTTTCTAACCGCGAAGATCTTAGCGATGTGCTAACAATCTTGGCTCCTGAAGAAACGCCCGTCCTGTCCTCACTACCAAAGATCGCTGCCACTGGCACGTTCCACGAATGGACTGTAGATTCTCTTTCATCTCCCACCACAACGGGTATTGCTGAAGGAGCTGACGTAACCACTTTCACTGACCAGTTCAGTGGCCGCGCGCGTCTTGGAAACAACACCCAAAAGTTCCGCCGGGACTACATGGTTAGCGACCTCCAAGAGGCTGTTGATTCTGTTGGACCTGCTAAGATTGCTCAAGCTGAAGCTAAGGCAATTCGCGAACTCAAGCGTGACGTTGAAGCCACTTTGCTTTCAGCTAACGACAAGGCCGTAGAAGACGGAGCTGGTACTGTTTACAAGTTGCGTGGACTTGGAGATTGGATTGATTCCGCAGGACCGTCTGACGTTCCTGCTGCGTTCCGTACTCCCGCCGGCAGCATTCATGCTACTGGTGCATTCACGGAAACTGCGATGAACAACATCATCACCTCCATCTATCGCGTAAGCGGCACGACCAACTCTTTGACGTTGGTTGCTGATACAGCTCTTCGCCGTATCATCAGCGACTTTGCTCGCCTTGACCCAGATGGTTCCGGTGCTGGAACTTCTATCCGCAACGTAAACTACAACGGCGAATCCGCTCAGATCAAGCTCTCTGTTGAGCTTTATCAGTCTGACCACGGTATCGTTTCTGTTGTCAACATGAACCCTGATTGCGCGCCTGATACAAGCAACAAGGATACTGGCTATTTTGTCAATCCTGAGTACGCTGGTATCGGAGAGCTAATCCCAATGGGCAGTTCTCGTCTACCTAATCAAGGTGGCGGAGAACGTGGATACGTTGATTGCGCGCTTACGCTCGCAGTTTACCATCCCGGCGCGCATGGTAAAATCACCGCAATCGCATAAGGAGATAAACTATTATGGCTATTGAATTAAAAAAAGTACAAAACATTGAAACCCTAGCATTGGGATTCAATTATGAAGCCTCTATTGACTTGTCTACGCTTGGCACAACCGCTGGTTCAGCGACTGCTGTTGACATTCAGGTTGGTGAAGCTGCTATGGCTGGCGGTATCTTCGGAGCTGCAATTATTGTTGACGAGCTTGTCGTCGGAACCAGCATCTCGGATGCCACTATCTCAATCGGAGATGATGGTGACGCTGATGGTTTCGTTGCGATAGTTGACGTTTTCAGTGATAGCGGTAACCTGGGAAAGATGTTCGCCAATACTGGCGCGCTTTCTGTTGTAGGTTTTCATCTCGCTAGTGCTGTTGATCTTACCTACACCTTCACGGGTGAAGGACCAGACGTAGCTACTGCTGGGAAGATTCGTCTTCTTATGAAGTACTACCCTACCGCAGGACAGTTGTTTGCATCGTAATTAATTAATTAATTATTTATTAAGGGAGGTTGGGCCAATCCTGGCCTCCCTTTTTTTGTTTATGAATATCATTACATCCCTTCCACGATATAGCGACGGAGAAATAAATCGAGCGTTCATGCGTGAGATTAGAAC